GCAACTTTTAATTTAGTTTTAAATGTTTTAGTGTCAGATGTACCATCTGCTCTTTTTACCGTTATATTAAGTGCACCCTCTACAAATCTAGTTTCGTCTCTTTTTTGACCCAATACTTTTCCTGGATCTTCTATAAATGTTATTTCTTCAAATGAGCCTGCAGTTATCTTATATGTTGACTTTGGAACTCTAAACCAAGCTTCTGTGAACTCACTACCCAATATTTTTATCTTTGGAAATTGTGTAGTTATAGTAATATCCACTGCTTCTAAATCATTATTTACTAATTTTAAATTTCTACCAAATACCCATTCTCGTGCACCACCCCTTGCCTTCTTAAGTTTATAAGCAACTACTGGGTCGTTTGCTGAACCTTTTGGTGAGAAGTTTGCAGTTACTATCTTATTGATTATAGTTCCACCTTGTGATTGTGCGGTTTGTTCTAAGTCTTTTTGTTGTCTTACTGCACCTAATTGAGCTTGTAAACCTTCAATGATTGCATTTAGAGAATTTATTTGTTGAATCAATGCTTCAATTTGTGCTTTAAATCCAGTCTTTTGTGATTGTAGTGATGCTCTCAAAATACTTTCATCAACCGATTTTTGTAAAGATATTGCAATTTGATTAGAAAAATCATTTATAGTATTTGTCAATGTATCTATTTGGTTAACAAGTACATCGTTGGTTTGTTCAACACTTAATCTATTATTTATTTCGGTTTGAACTTGTGTTTGTAACGTAATTATTTGTGCATTTAAATCTTCAATAGTTGTAGTTAATCTGGCTACTTGCTTTCTTAAATCTTCAACTAATAAAACCTGTTCGTCATATAATGGTTTTGGTATTAAATTTAAATTTGGTGTTGGGATATTTGGTTTTAATTCAATAACCTCTACATCAATTGCCTTAAGTAATTCCGTTTCGTCATATTTTGGTTTACTTAAATTTTTAAATACCAAAGATGATGCCACATTTGTATTATCTACAACCGTAACACCAAATTCGTTTTTAGCAACAGCTGCGGAACCAGATGTTATTAATAATGCTTCTAGATTAGCTTTTTTTGTTTCAGCTAATTTTTCAGATATTGATTCCAACGATGTTAATGCCATTATTATAATACTTTAAATATCAATTTATCATCTACTATTTTTGTTATACCGTCACTTTCTACTTTTAATTTTAATCTATAAAATCTATCTATTGCGTATGTAGATGTATCTAAATAAAAGTAATTAGATTTAGAATCACAATTTAATTTTGAATATTCACCAAATGGTATAATCACTTCATTGGTTATATAATCCTCTACTTGATAGTAAGAAGATGTTGGTAAATATCTAATTTGATCATAACCAATTGTATTACCAAATGTTTTATCTGGAAACAATTCTCTCCCTTTAACTCTTATTTTTGTTTTTGTATTTTCAAAATATTCGGTTTTTAAATCTGTAACAATCACTTTTGTATTTTCCAACGCATCGGAGTATTTTGAACCGGTTATTGGTTGTAATGATCCTGTTGCAAATGTAGTATCAGCCCATACCAATTCTAATTTTGGTTCATATATTGTGTTTGTTTCCTTAGAAAAGAATTTTAATATACCATAATCTTGTGTGTCGTTTTCTTTTACTAAATCATGATGAATTACAAATCCACTATCTGATAAAGAACCACTAACCCATAATTTTACAATATTTGTTACATCCATTCTAATATCATCTGGTTCGTTACTGAATGATTGTGATGCCATAGATGCTGTCCACCAAGTACCTCCACCACCATTATTTATAGAACCTATGCTTCCACTAATTTGTCCTTGAGACCCCGTTGAGTATAGTGTATAGTCTATAAATGTTGAATCTATCCATTCGGTTATACCATCCCTATAATACCAACTTGCCCCATCGGATGTTATATTATCAAACTTAGTACCTGTACCCATTGTCCAACTTCCAGAAACTGCATTTGCATAAATTGTATACTCCAAAGGAATTTCCGAAGAATTTGCAGATTTTAAATTTAAAAATACACTCCAACTTGTAGCATTATTTTCTACAATTGATTTAGATACTTCCGTAATTGGAAATTTAATTAAAGTTCTAGCAATATCCTTTGATGCTCCGTAGTAAAGTTTACCTACTTCTAATATTTCATCCCTACCCGCATTTTGGTTAGGTTGTTGTAAGTATATACTAGTGTCAAATGATGATTTAAAAAATTTATGCATTATAGTGCCCTCCCTTTTATGTCTTTGTTAGGATATTTAACTTCAAATATAGAAGGGTCTAAGGAAGGGTAGACAATCTTTCCTTTTGTTGCCTCATCTATATTATATCTATTTGGTGAATAATTTTCATTATTATCACTTCTACAAATGTTTGATATTTTTACCATTGGTACACTCATCACACCATCTACATTAGCTAATATTAATTCTAATTCAGAAATGTTTATTGGTTTGTTGAATGTCCAATTATCTATATTAAAGTAATCTTGTAATTCAGTCAAACAATTTGTAAGAACTTCTCTCTTATTGTAATTTGAATAAACTACTATTTCAAAATCAACTCCTATGTTTATTACAAAACCATCTATAATATTAACGGCGTCAGTCATCATTCTATATTCACCCAAATATGTTTTTAGGTTTTGTTTAACTGCCTTATTTAATAAAGTTAATTTTTTGTTTTGGTCGTATGATAAAACATACATATTAATTGCAAATGGATTGTTTACTTCCCCAATTGAGGTTTTCTTTTGATTAAGATATTTAACTAATTCCGTTTGTATTTGTTGTGTGGTTGCAGTTTGTAAAGATTGAACTACATTAACAAATTCTGCAATATTTTGTGGACTTGATAAAATAGATGAAGGACTATTGTTGTCAATTTCACCATCGGGACTCACATACACTTTAGCAACACTACCATATCGTTCTGGCATTGATAAAGCTCTTACTACATAATCTTGTCTAGTTACAGCTCTGTTTTGTGAACCAAATGTTGCAAGTGCATTTTGTCTAATTTCTTCAATCGTTTCGGCCCCTCTACCACCAACAGCTGCTTCTATATTTTCAACCGCTACTGTATTTTTAATTTCATTGTAAATAGATACATCCTCTACCGCCAATAAATCTTCCTCAAATTCAATTCTTTTTATTCTTGTTAAATCTTCCGTATTTACATTTGAAGATATTCCACCACCTACTAAATATTTTACTATTAAAGTTTTATTAGTTGGTGCAATTCCAAATGTATTTGTTTTCAAAAAGTTGGAAGGATCAATTCCTTGATTCAATCTACTAACGGAATTTGCAAGTCCTAATCCAATATTTTTAGTGTTTGGTAATAATGTCTCATCATTTGAATTATTTCCTGCACCAAATTGTAAATCAATTGTATTATCCGAATTTACTTTTATTGAATATCTTCTTGGAACTTTTTGTACCTCTAAAATGTATGGTACTACTGATGAAGATGCACTTAACTCACCGGTATTACTTTCTATATTAGCCTGTTCTACGAATATACTTTCTTGTGCCAAATAAGGAACCTCATACCACTTACTACCATCTTCTTCGGTAATTGATACTATTGAAATTATATCAACATCGGTTAATGTTCTACTTGGGTAATCGGAATCATCATCAAATTGTATTGAAGTTGTTTTTTCCGTTGCAGATATTGCTTTTACTTTTTTGGTAATTAAATATTTTAAAGGTGTACCATCTACATCTCTTTCATATACATCTAATTCTCTATCCGTAGGGTTTGCAAAGTCAATAGAATCTACTGTTCTAAATATTATATTTGAATCACTTGCAGATTCTACTTCTAGGCCATCTTTTATTTTAAGATAGTAACTTTCATCCGGTGTATTATTAACACCAACACCTGTTGCAGGAATCAATTGATAAATATTTAAAGTCGTAACTGCGGGTGTTGTAATTTTTGGTTTATATCCTAATGATTGTGCCAATGCAATAACATTTTTCCTTTCGGTTGCATATGACAACATTGACTCTTTTAATTGAGTATCTTGATAAAATGATAACATATCACCAATAGCTGCCGCTTGTTCAACGAAAACCATACCAGGTGAGGATTCATTAAAATCCGAATATGTGTTTGGAAAATATGTTTTAGTAAATTCAATAAGATTTTGTTTTAATGTTGCAAAATCTTTACCAATATATGATATTGATTTTTTGTCATTTCCCCAATTCTTATCTAAAGGTTTAAGTGCCATTTTTTATTAATTGTTATTTACAGTTATTTGTACCGATTCTCCTAAATTTGGATTAGATATCAATGAAAATTTTATATCTAAACCAATTTTATTATTATCAATGTCATTATCGTCATAATCAAATATAATTTCATCTATACTTAAATATGGTAACCAAATGGATACCGCATCTAATATTGATGTTTCTATTTGATTTTCTATCAAATTACCATCCATTTGTTCAAATAACACTTTCCAAATATCACACCCAAAAGTAGGATTTAATAATCTCTCTCCCTTTTTTGTTAATATTAGATTTTTTAAATTTTCTCTTGCTTGAGTTAGAGTTGTATAATTTACAGAAAATATTCCACCTTTATTAGAACTTTTATTTATTCCAATACCAAGTATTTTATAATCATTTTCAGATAAATCGGTTACATTAACTTTACCTAACTCTATTGCCATTATTTAAATCTTTTTACTAATTCCGAATAATCTCTAGTTAATGCCTTTATTGTTGCATCTTGTAAATCATCACCAGTTGATTCAAATTGTTGTGGAATATTTTGTGGTGATTCCATTCCTCTATAATCCATTGTGTCCCAACCTTCTTCTTGATATTGAGTTGGTTGTATCATATCCAATACACTTCCTCCACCCTGACCACCTTCAACTCTTTGTGCAGATGTGAATGGTTGAGTCATATTCAAAATCTCATTTATCATTGGGTCTTTTGAAAATTCCCTTTTGGGTTGTTGTGATTGTTGAA